ATGGCAACCAACAAAAGAGTGTTCACCCTCCGCCTCTCCGATGAAGTGTTTGAGAAAATCGGAATACTGGCTACCAACGAGCACCGTTCAGTGACGAACTACATCGAGTTCGTGCTGCTGAAGCACCTGGAGGACGTGGAGAGGGAGCACGGAGAAATTAAGACCGGCGGAACTGAGGTGTAGCTATGTCGGTTCTAAAATCCAAAAGGACTACCAGCAAGGCCGAGTTCGTGAACACTGCCCATCAGATTTTTGTCGAGACCCTGGGCTTTCTCACTCGGCTATCTGCCCGGTACTCCCGGCTCCTCGCCGAGCCTACCGCGAAGCTGGCCGGAGAGGTCATCGACCATGCGGAGAAGGCCAACAGCATCTTCCCATCTGACCCCCAGCGGGTGGAGCTGCGGAAAGCCCACCTCCTGGAGGCCAGGGCCTCCCTCATGGCCCTGGACGTGAGGCTCACTCATTGCTATACCCTGATGAGCCAGAACCCCCAGGGCTGCTTCACGGACGGGAAAGGGAAAAGCCTTCCTCCGTCTGAAGCAATGGAGAAGCTGGACCGCATGGCCCAAAGCCTCGGAGAGAAGATAGACCAGGAGAACGAGCTTCTGAAGGGGCAAATCAAGGGCTTGGCGAAGAAGAAAGAATAACTCAATATTGGGTGTATGTCTGATTATTCCAGGCGCGGTGTTTTCGGCCCTTCGGGCCGTCTGGTGGTGGCTTCGGTCCGCCAATTACAACAACAACAATAACTTCTGCAATGTGAACACCGACGGCAACTACAACAACAACAATGCTTCCTGGTCTGCCGGCGTCGTGGCCGGATTTTGCGATATGCGGGGTCAAATGGAGTAGCAAGAGAGCGAAAGACGACCCACGCAAAAGGAGACATACTTCCCTGGGTGAAAATCCCTAAAACTGCCCTCTGACGGCTCCGCACGGACGCTTCTTGCATGGCAGGGGATTGCGCTGAACCTGTTTCATGTGCTGGGCCAAAGTAGTTTAGAGGCGCACCTACAACTTAACTATGCGGAGGCGCGAATACTTATTATGACGAGCCAAGAGCGCCGCGAGGCGCGATACCAACGCCGCCGGGCCCGGCGGCTGGAAAAGAAGCGGGCCCGCTGTGATCACCTTGGAGGCCTGGAGAAGTCTTTCGGCTATCGGAAAATGTTCTTCTGGGGAAAGAAGTGCTGCAACGGGGTACGCTGGAAGCAGAGTACTCAAAATTTTGAGCTTCATCTGTTCTCTGGCACCGCCCGGAGACGGCGGGACATACTGCTGGGGCGGCATAAGTTCAAGAAATGCTCACACTTTACCCTTCGGGAGAGGGGGAAGGTGCGCCCGATTGACGCTCCCCACGTGACAGACCGGCAAATCCATAAGACCTTGTGCAACGAGGTCCTGATACCCCTTTATAGCCCGTGCATGATATATGACAACGGAGCCAGCCAGAAGAAGAAAGGCCTTCACTGGGCCTATGGCCGTTTGGAGGAACAGCTTCACTGGCATTTCCGCCGGTATGGGCGCCAAGGGGGTGTGTTCCTGCTGGACCTGAAGGGCTTTTTTCCGAATGCCCCTCACGCTTCCCTGTACCAGAGGCACCAGCAACTCATTTTTGACCCTGGCCTCCGGGCCCTGGCCGATTCCGTCATTGCCAGCTCTCCTTGCCCTACCCCTGGGCGTGGGATGCCGCTGGGGGTGGAGCCGTCACAACAGGAGATGGTGGCCCTGCCCAGCAGCGTGGACAACTGGATAAAGTGCCAGGCCGGGGTCCATGTGGCTGGTCACTACATGGACGATTATTATATCGCCCTCCCGGACATCGAGGAGCTGAAGAAGCTGGCCCGCGAGATAGTGCGCCGCTTCGAGGCCTTGGGTATCCGGGTAAACAAGCGCAAGTGCAAAATTGTCCCCCTTACGAAGCCCTTCCGCTTCTGTAAGGTCCGCTTCACCTTGACTGAGAGCGGAGCCGTCAAAAGGAATGGCTGCCGTGATGGGATGAAGCGGAGCCGCCGGAAGCTGAAATTTTTCCAGCGGGAGGTCGCCGCAGGGCGGCGCACCCTTGCTGAGGCCGCCGAATATATGCAGTCTCAGCGGGCCTACTATCGCAGTTTCGATGACCACGGACGGCTTCTCCGCCTGGAGAGGCTGGCATACGCTATTTTCGGAGGTGCTTTATGTTCAAAATCATCAAAGACGGGGCCCAAATCGGCATGACTGAGGCTCCAAATTATATTAAAAAGGCCATGAATGGCTGCTACAACCTTTGCCCTGAGCCGGAGGCTCAGGGCATTGTTTTTTCCGGGATTGTTTACCAGCTCCTTGGACGGGAGACTATGGAGGATGACCTGGACACCATTTCCCTGGAGGAAACGGATGCAGGGCGTGAAATTACCAAGGCTGCTGAGACGAACGGAATTATGTTTGTTACCTTGACCGAATCCGGTAGCATTGATGATGTGACCGCCGCTGAACACGCAGACCTATTTACTCCATGGGCCTATCCCGTCAACTATTCTGTGGGGCAAATCCGGCGTTACACTGATGGCAAACTTTACAGATGCTTGCAGGCTCATACCAGTCAAGCTGACTGGACCCCCGATGCTGCCGTGAGCCTTTGGGTAAGCATTTCTGACCCTTCCGAGGAGTGGCCGGAGTGGTCCCAGCCGCTGGGGGCACATGACGCATACCCCGCCGGAGCCAAGGTGAGCCATAACGGGAAGCACTGGACCAGTGACATCGCCTCCAACGTATGGGAGCCTGGTGTATATGGTTGGACGGAGGTGTCCGAATAATGGGGCAGTATGTAGCCCGGAAGCGGGCCAAGTTCAAGGGCTTTAGTGGCCCTGTCAATATCCCGTGGGGGGCCGTCCTGGAGGAGCAGGACGGCCTTCTTTTGTGGCACGGTGCCGCTGTCTGTGGGGTCAGGAGCCAAAACGCCTATGACTACTTCAGCCAGGACAACGACGGCCAGGGGAAACTCCGGGGCCAGCTCGTGACCTCTATCAAGGCCACCCTGGAGAAGCGGGACGCCGGGTATCAGGCCCGGTGGGACAAAGTGTGGGACGATGACCTGTGCCAGAAGTACCGGCGGCCTGAGCACGAAGATTGGTGGCTTTGGAACCATGCTTTTTTCAATGCCCCCATCCCAGACCTCCGGCATATCGCTGGGCTGGTCGGAGCCCGCATTTCCCGATAAAGGGGGCGGGACCATGAGCGGCTTCCAGATCATCGAAAGCCTCTGCGCCCTTGCCGAGGAGCAGAACGCCATCATCCGGGCCATGAACTTGCGCCTCGGTGAGCTTGGCGCCGCCTTTGGTGAGGATGAGCTTTCCGCCGCCGACGAGCATTACAGGCGGCTCCTCGGCAGAGAGACCAGCCGGAAAGGGGGTGATACCAGTGATACAGATTGACATCGGTGAGATGTTTCTGGCCTTTATTGCCGCAATGGGCATTCCGAGCGCCATCATGGGGCTTGTTGTCTGGCGGCTGAAAGGCCGCATCGAGGAGAAGGAAGTCGCCCAGGCAGAGAGAACCAAGGCACAGCAGGACCTATTCCTCATCATTGTCCAGAGCACCAGGGCCTCCATTGCCCTGGGAGAGGCTACCGCCAAGGCTGTCCAGCGTATCCCGGACGCGCATTGCAACGGAGATATGCACTCCGCCCTGGAGTATGCGACCAGTATCAAGCACAAGCAGAAAGAATTTTTAGACAAGCAGGGCATTTCCGCCCTGCTCGATGACTGAAAGGAGAATTTACAATGACTTTTGACATCACCCCTATTGTTGAGGCCGTCGCCGCCGCACTGTGCGCCGTCGTTACCTGCGTCCTGGTCCCCTACATCAAGAGCAAGACCACCGCCGAGCAGCAGAAGGAAATCAATGCGTGGGTGAAGATTGCCGTCTCCGCCGCCGAGCAGATTTATGTTGGCTCCGGCCGCGGCGAGGAGAAGAAGGCCTACGTCCTGGAGTGGCTGCGGGCCCACGGAGTCACCGTGGATGATGAGAAACTGGACGCCATGATTGAGGCCGCCGTTTATGAGCTGTCCCAGGGCCTCATCCCCCTGGAGGGCGTGGCCGTCGTGGAAGGTGGGGGCAAGGATGAGTAACAGCCCTCTTGCTACCGTGACCCAGCTCAGCCCAAACCGGAATAGCCCCCGAAACCACAAAATCGACCGCATCACTATCCACTGTTTTGTGGGACAGGTTACCGCCAAGCGCGGCTGTGAGGTATTCCTTCCTGCCAGTAAGAAGGCGTCCTGCAACTATGTTGTCGGCTATGATGGCAGTATCGGCCTATGCGTAGACGAGGGGGACCGCTCCTGGTGTTCCTCCAACTCTGCCAACGATAACCGGGCCGTGACTATTGAGACGGCCAGTGATAATAAGCACCCCTACGCTGTGACCGAGAAAGCCTACGCTGCCCTTCTGGACCTGGTGACGGACATCTGCCGCCGGAATGGTGCGAAGCGTCTCCTCTGGTTTGCTGATAAGGAGCGGTCGCTGGCCTATGAGCCCCAGGATGGTGAAATGGTGATGACTGTTCATCGGTGGTTTGCCAACAAGAGCTGTCCCGGAGATTACCTATACGAGCGCCACGGTGCTATTGCCGCCGAGGTAACAAAGAGACTTTCTGAGGAGGACGAGGATATGGACGAGGAAAAATTCTATTCGATGTTCAAGGCCGCCCTGAGTAAGTTCCGGGGGGAGCTCCGGGACAACGATAGCGGGGACTGGAGCAAGGAGGCCCGCGACTGGTGCGTGTCTGTGGGCCTGTTCGCCGGCAATGGGACCACCGACGGCGGCGAGGCGAATATGATGTGGGAGGACTTCCTGACCCGTGAGCAGGCCGCCCAGCTCTTTTACCGCTTCGCCAAGACCCACGGCCTGGTCTGATGGACGGCGGCAAGCGGCTGGCCGCTAAAAAGGGCGGCTTCTTTGCCCTCCTGGAGCGTATGGGCGTCACCAACTGCCTCGGCTTCCTGCTGGTGTTTCTGCTGCTTCTGGGGCTGGTCGGGGGCTTCGTTCTGGCCGTCCTGAGCATCAAGTACCAGTACACCGGCGCCCTGGCCTGCTGGACGGTGGTATTTACCCCCATCGGCACGGCCATCTCCATTGTGCTTGTCCGCATCGTGGATAAGAGCAGGGCGGAGAATACGGGGCCCGACGGGGAGGGCATTAAGTATGCCGCGGCGAAGGCCTCCAACTTCCAGCAGCCTGGAGCTGTAACCGGGAGCGAGAACAGCCCCGGAATTTAAGCCGCCCCCAGGACGGCGCTGAAAGCCCTTAAACAGGTCCTTGTTTTTCCGTGGGTCTTTTCCTGCCTTGGAGGAGAAAGCGGCTTGTGCGGTCAGCGAGGGGGCAAGGCGAGGCCTTCCGCCGTTCCTTCCCCTTGCGCCCTGCCCCCCGATATGATATACTCAATCCGAGGCACCGGCCCCCAGCCGCCCCTCTGGTGGCTCCCCATTTTTGCCCGTGGCTCTATTATGGGGGCACGGGAACCGTGGACGAGATGGACCACAAGGAAAGGGTAGCACAAGGGCAAAACGGAGGGACGAAAAATGAGGAAAAAGACGGCAGAACACCCTTCGCCGGTAGAGTGGGAATAAATATTTAGTGTTTTTGGAATCCTGAAAAGCGTTGGTAATACAGCGTTTTTCAGGATTTTTCTTTTTTGGTGGCTACAAATTGGCTACATTTGCAGCGATTTTTGTAGCCAGAGGCTCACGGCATGATGCCGTCAAGCTGTCTGGCTACCTCCACCTGCTTGTTGGGGTACAGGTGGCTGTACGTGTCCATCGTTGTCTGCACCTTTTCATGTCCGAGCCGCTCCGCGATCAGCAGCGGTGAGAAGCCCATCTCCACCAGCAGGCTGGCGTGGCTGTGGCGAATATCATGCACCCGAATCCGCTTCACACCTGATGCTTTGCAGCCATACTCCATTTCGTGATACAGAAAGCTCTTGGTATAGGGAAAGAGCCGGTCGTCCTTTTGCAGTCCGTAGCAATGGGACATATACTCCTGCAAACAGGTGCAAAGACCGTCGGGAATGGGGATAGTGCGGATGCTTTTCGGCGTTTTCGGAGTGGTGATAATATCCTCTCTGCCGAGGCGCTGATAGCTCTTGTTCACCGTCAGGGTCTTCTTCTCGAAGTCGATGTCCGACGGTGTGAGCGCCAGCAGTTCTCCCTCCCGGATCCCCGTGTAGTACATGGTCATAAATACCGTGTAGCTGGCAGGCCGGTCTTTCATGCTCTCGATAAAGGTCTGGAACTCGTCCTTTGTCCAGAACAGCATCTCGTCGGCTTTCTTCTTGCCCATGCTCCCCGCCTTGTGGCAGGGGTTTTCTTTCAAGCCATAGTATTTGACTGCGTAGTTGAAAATCGCCGTGAGCTGGTTGTTGATGCACTTGAGATAGGTCTGGGCGTAAGGCTTGCCATTTTCATCCCGATAGCTGGTCAGGGAGTTCTGCCATTGGCGCACATGAGTGGGCTTGATCTCGTTCAGCGGGATTTTCTTAAAGAAAGGCGTTACCTTCAGGTCAATCAGCCATTTCTTGCTGGCAACGGTGGAGGGCTTGAGGCGGTGCTCCATATCCTTGACATACAGGGCGATGAAGTCACCGAAGGTCATGCCGAGGCTGCCCGTGGATTGGCTGATAAAGTCCCGTTCCCATTGAAGGGCTTCCTTCTTGGTGGCAAAGCCACGCTTCTTCTTGTGGATGGTCTTGCCCGTCCAGTCCGTCACGCGGATCTGGGACATCCAGCGACCGGTGTCGCCGTCTTTTGTTACTGACATTTTTACCTCCTTCCCTCAAGAATCAGGCTTTGATGGGGTTATTTACTCATTACTCTCGTTTTTACCGTATTCCTTTTCCAAAAGCTCTGTCCGTCTTGCAATTAGTTCATCACGGTCAAGTTCTTCCGGCTCTGTGCATTTGACTGCGTTCGCGGCATAGTATGCAAGCGTCTGCTCCTTCCAGCGCTTATATGCTGCCTGCGTGGAGTTATAGGCGCGAAGCTCGCTGCGTTCGTCCTCCCACTGCTCAAGGAACAGGCACATATCGGCGTTGAACTCTGCCATGCTCTTTCCGTCAAAGGAAATGGAACATTCCCACTGCTTGCGGCGGGGTGGCTTCTGCACGTCGATCTTGAAGTCGATGCCTTCTACCGTTTCCAGCTTAAAGAGAAAGTCCATCACGTCGGAAAGCGTTCTGATCTGCGTTGTACTGGATTCGTAGCCGAGGATATAGGTCGGCGTTGAATCCAACAGGTCGGCAATCTGATTGACAACGGCAATCGACACTTCGATCTCTCCAGTTTCGTACTTCTGTACGGTGCGGAGAGATTTTTTCAGCATTTGTGCCAGTTCGGTCTGGTTCAGCCCCTTGCGTTTTCGGAGCTGCTTGATTCTCTGCCCAATGGCGGGATAATCGAAATTGTCCATATCTGATTCACCTCGTCCATATCATATCACAGAATAAAGCGAATTGCAAGTACATATTTTTATTTTCTAAAGGCTTGACAGATGCATCTTGTGTGCGTATAATAAAATATGTACTCAGGGTGCGTATTTCGGAGAGGCTGGAGAAAGGAGGATGAACAAAAGATACGCAGACCGAGGCGGATCACATTGAAACAGGAGGTACTATGAGAGCACAGTTTATCACAGCGTCAGAGGTGGCGGAGATCATGGGCATCAGCCGCAGCAAGGCGTATCAGATCGTCCGGGAGATGAACAGAGAACTGAAATCCCAGGGCTATCTGACCGTAGCCGGAAAATGCCCCGCCCAGTATTTCAAGCAGAAGTTCTACGGCTTCCAGATTCCCGGAGGTGAGCGCAATGACGGAAAATGAGAAAACGACCGCCCTCATCCCATCTGTTGGCGCAGATGGAGGGCAGCCGCCTCACAATTCATCTAACCAGAGCATACCACATGAAACCTGCGAAAGCAATCCCCCGGAGGAAAATATTGAGGAAATGCGTGAGAGAATCCGACGCATGAACGATCCTCGTTATCTTCATACGGTTTCCATGACAGAGCTGTATCAGACCGTCTACAAGAGCAGACCGCCCGTCATAGACGGTCTGCTCTACTCCGGGGCATATATCCTCGCAGGAGCACCCAAAATCGGAAAATCGTTTCTGGTAGCGCAGCTTGCCTACCATGTCAGCACAGGGCGAAGGCTGTGGGGCTATGAAGTCCATCAGGGTACGGTTCTGTACCTTGCACTGGAGGATGATTTCCAGAGAATCCAGAGTCGGATGTTTATGATGTACGGCGTGGCGGATACCGCCAGCCTGCATTTTGCAACGGCAGCAAACAAAATCGGAAACGGTCTTGACGAGCAGCTTGAGAATTTCATAAAGGAACACCCCGACACGAAGCTGGTTATCATTGACACCATGCAGAAGATTCGGGAGACCGGAGGCGAGGCTTACAGCTACGCCAGCGACTATGAGATCATCGGAAAGCTCAAGCGTTTTGCGGACAGGCACAGCATTTGCATCGTTACCGTTCATCACACAAGAAAGCAGCCAGCCGGAGACAGCTTTGAAACGATCTCCGGCACGACGGGACTTCTTGGTTGTGCAGACGGAGCACTCCTGATGCAGAAGAAGAAACGGACAGCATTGGAGGCCACGGTCGATGCAGTGGGGCGAGATCAACAGGATCAGATTCTATATCTGAAAAAAGATGCCGACACGCAGATATGGAGCCTTGAACGGACGGAGAACGAGCCGTATCAGGAGCCGCCCGACCCTGTATTGGATACGGTTTCCCAGCTTGTTTCCTCCGAAAGCAGAGAATGGACAGGCAGCCCGACCGAGCTTGCGGAAGCGGTGAATACAGGCATGGCGGCAAATGCCCTCACCAAATACCTGAACGTTAAATCCGGCAGGCTGCTGGACGAGTACCATGTGAGGTATGAGAACAGGGCCAAACACTCCGGGCGGCAGGTGAAACTCACCTATATGGCAATCGACAATGTAGAGTACGAAGTAATCGAATGAGGACGGCGCGACGGCTGCGACGGTCGCGACGGTGGAAATGATGCCATCAAAGCAACCGTCGCAATCGTTGCGACCGTCGCGGATAGGAAAGGATAGGAAAATGAAAAGCGTACAAATCCCCTATGATCTGTTCATCGACCTCGCCATGTACCATCTGCGGGGCGAGGATGATTTTGAAGAAGAAATCCGGCAGGGCTTGGAGAAGAAGCTCGACGCCATGCTGAACCGACAGCTCTACTCACAATACAAGACCGCTCCTACCGAAGAACAGTGGGAGCAGGCGCGGCAGGAGTATCTTGACCGGCGTGGAGTGCCGCAGAGCTACCGATGGACTACTCCTCCTTGGGAACTGTGACAGGAGCGTGCCACGCTCCTGTTGCTGGAGGACAAGTCAAATCATTGGCTGACACAGCCCCTCGCATCCCCGTCCCCATCGAAAAACCCGCAGATTTTGAGATGGATGGCGGAGAGAATTTTCAAAATTCTCTCTGCCTGTGGGCGGCAGCGTTGAAGCAAATTTGATTGCTGAAAGGCTGGCGGTCACGCCGTGGATTTTGCAAAGTGGGTACTACTTGCAAGCCACGGCAGAGGCTTCCGCAGAAGCCGCATACCCCCTCGGAGAGCCCACGATACTTTGCAGCCGCAGGATGAAAGTATCATAGTGGGTTATTACACTTCCGCAGAAGTGCTCCCTCGGAAGCTGCCCCATCCTGCGCAATCTGAAATCAGGAGGTAATTGCCCATGGCAAGAGGCGACGGTATTCATCGTACCAACGCAAGAAATATGAGGCTGACGGCTGCCAAAATCGGCAACGCGCAGCAGCACAACGAACGGGAAAAGGAATCCTATGTCAATCAGGATATTGTCCCGGAGAGAACGCACCTCAATGTCCATTTCAAGAAACCGACCGCCGGATATGCGGAGATGTTTGAGCAGTTGAAAAAGGACGGGATCATCTCCACCCGCGGATTGAAAGAGGATGCCTTTCTCTACGGCGAGCTGGTCTTTGACGTAAACACCGCCTATTTTCATAATCACGGCGGCTATGACTTCGCAAAACAATTTTACACCGATGCTTACAAATCCGCAATAGAAATCGTCGGCGGCGAGCAGTACATCCTGTCGGCAGTCATGCACGCCGACGAGCGCAACCGCGCCATGTCCGACGCGCTGGGGCAGGACGTGTACCACTATCACCTTCATGTGGTCTACATTCCCATCGTGGAAAAGCAAATCCTGTGGTCAAAACGCTGCAAGGATAAATCGCTGGTGGGGACGGTCAAGGAAACGATTCAGCAGGTCAGCATGAGCAAAAAGTGGGATTCCAAGCCCGCGCTGGATGAGCATGGGAAACCGCTGCTGAACGCAAACGGAAAAACCGTGCTCCGAAAATCCTATTCCGTTCTGCAAGATGATTTCTTCGCCGCCATGCGAAAGGCAGGGTATGACGATGTGGAGCGAGGCGAGCGCGGCAGCTCTGAGGAACACCTGACGGTGACGCAGTTCAAGGTGCAGCAGGAACAGGCGCGGCTGGCAGAATTCACAGAGCAGAACCGTCAGCAGGAAAAACAGGCAGCAACGCTTGGGAGCAAAATTGAAAAAATCCAGAATCAGCGGGTCGATGTGCGGTCTATCGAAAAAATCGTGGCAACGTCCATTCCCTTCTCATCCAAAGTCGCCGTGGAGCGTGAGGACTTTGACCGACTTTCCACTCTGGCAAAGAAGTACGTTACAGCAGAGAAAAAGGAATCCAAACTGCAAAAGGCGTTGGATGCGGCAAGCAAACTGATTGCAAAGCTCAAGGCTGAGATTGACAGTTTGAAACAGGAAATTTCTGATTATAAGTCTGTCCACAGCAAGCTCCGTGCGGCAGAATTGGAGCGTGAAAATACGGAGCTGCGCGGGAAAGTCCGCAGCTATGAGGATGTGATTCAGCGCAATAATCTGTGGAGATTCTTCCATCCGCGCAAAGAAAAAGCGGTCACGAGGGACGAAGCTCGCTGATTCCTGTGTAGAGCCGGAAAAAACGCATTTTATCGAATGGGAGCGCGTCGGACAGGGCAGACATCGTCCGGCGCGCTCCTGCTTGAAAATCGCCGTTTTCTTCAAGTCAAGAGCCGGGAAAAACACCCGAAAAATGCCCCTATTGCGTAACAGGGGCGCAGAAAGGAGAGTTTATGAGAACAGGGCTTACGAAGCAGGAAAAGACCACCGATATATGGTTTGACGAGAAAGACTCGCTAATCCATATCCGCACCCACAACACCGACTTGAAGAAGCGGCTGCTTGCTTACAGCCGCAAATACCCTGCCGTCTGCAAGCTGACGGGCTATGACCCGGAAACAGGCTGCAAGGAGTTTGAAATTGAAAAGGGACGCTTCTCTTTCCGGCTGACCGCACCGTACAGCGAGGAACGGAAACGGGCGGCAAGCGAAGCGGCGAAAAACGAATAA